CATACATCTTGTGTCATACTATTGTATGACGGTGCGGATGCTGATGGTGGTGAAGATTTTATATTTGAATTTGTAGTACTGGTAGTTGTTGAATTACTTGAAGATCCATCTTGGTATGTAGTTGTTGATTCTGAAGTATAACCACCTTCGATTGCCGTATTACTGCCCGAAGTGTTTGTCTGCGTAGAATCTCCCCATGCTTTAGGACCACCAAGTAAAGCTAACAGCGTTACTAGTATAATTAATGTTCCTGTGAAATAATAATTCATCCTATCTCCTACTGACATGATTCACACTCTCCAGTCTCATCAATAACAAGACCTTCTGGTTCGTCTTTTACTTTACGACATTTACAATTATCACAAGTGCATATTCCATAAACATCTGCATGAAGATCGCCGTCACAGTGACAGTCACAATTACAATTTTTACATTTCATCTTTGTCATTTTTTTTCTCAATGTTGTAGAAGTACCTATCGGTATCTTCCGTTTTCCATTTACCAGTATCTTCGACATTCCATTCACTTGTTTGTACTTTCCAGTCAGGAACTTCGTCTTTGACTGTAAATGAGGGTATGTCCCAAAGTATACGATTGTTTGGCTGAGCCGCATAATTGCCGTCATTTAACGCAAGTATGTGTGCGCACTTATGTTCGTGCGGGATCTCTGAATGATCAGTGTCTACTATATTACTCTCTGGGTGAGCCCAGTCAACTGTAAAAAGATAGGCACCTGGATGAATTTTCTTATCTTTTCCAAAAAACTTTCCCTGCTTGTCCGTCTAAGATATCAAAAGAAGTAACGCTAGGATAGTAACTGAAGCAATTCCATAACTCCAGCTCATCCAGTCGCATCCTAGGAACTTCTTTCGCGTCATAAGCTCTTTGAATGAAAGCGGATATAGGTAGCCGATAGAATACAGCACCGTTTTCCATAATTGCATGAAAGAGTATAGGGCGCCCTGTAATCGATGCCAGGCCAAATATAATGCAGTCTTCCACTTCTCCATGATGTTCTTTAAGATCGTAGAGATATTCTCTCCTGATCTGTGAATACATCACAGGAATGTTTGCATTTAAATAAGCCATTTATCATAAATTATTTTACTAAAGCGACTATTGCAATAACAGCGATGACTATAGCAATAGATATTTTCTTATTAGCTTTAGCCCATGTTATTACTTTTTTTATATGGTCCATAGTTTTCTCCTATTTTCATTTTATTGTACCCCAATTAGGGCCGGATTCATAGTCTACTTTATTAGGAACTTCAAGTGAAACAGCATCTTCCATAACATTTTTTATGAGTTCTGCTTGTTTTTTATCTTTGATAGATATGTCTAATTCATCATGTACTTGTATGTGTGGTATAATTTTTTCTTTATATAACTCTATCATTGCTTTTTTTGTCATGTCAGCAGCTGATCCTTGAATCAATCTATTTAATGCTTTGTAAGTATATGCGCGTTTGATCCCTGGTCCGTGTTCCATGAGCGCTGCATCGTGGGGCAACGCTTTATGAATCCCGAATTGACTTGGTTCCCACAGTGGAAACCTACATAATCTTCCAAGTAAAGTTCTAATTTTACCTGACTCTTGAGCACGTTGCATCACATTGTTCATCAATTGTTTTACAAATGGAACTTTGTGATGATACTGTTTAAATAATTCGTCGGCTTTCTCCTTACTAACTCCTAGTTCAGCTTGAAGTTTAGTCTTACCCATACCGTAGAACAGGCCAAGATTTATAGTCTTGGCCTGTAGTCTTGGTATCTCTGCCATGTCGGCGACGATAGTATGAAAATCGGCATCTCCTTTCTGGTAAGCTTCCAATACATCGTCCACTCCGTAGAGATTCTGTAAAACTGCATAATGCACTACCAGCCTAGGCTCTTGCTGAGAATAGTCAAAACAACCCCATCTATGGCCTTCCTCGGGTATAAATAATGACCTGATCCGTGGTCCAAGTTCCTTGTTGCGTGCTGGTATCTGTTGTAAATTTGGATTCTGGTAAGAAAATCTTCCGGTTACTGTTCCTCCACTATCTCCTCTAAGTTGGTTAATTTCTGCATGGATTCTGCCCTTGTGGGAATGTTTGAGTATGGTATCAATGAATGTGGTATGGGCCTTGTTTATTTCACGAGCCCGGGCTATATGTTTCACTAGTGGGTGGGGGTGATTCTGAAGAAAGTTTTTTGTAAATGATGGAGAATTTGTTTTTTCAGTGCGGTCGAAAGGTAGGTGAAGTTTTTCAAAAACTTGCGCGATGGAACGTGCAGCCCATATTTGAACATCTACTCGTGTTTCTTTTTTTACTTTTAGTAGGCATTCTTTTTCTTCTTCAACTAATTCTTTTTTTAATTGTTGAGCGGACTCGGTATCTACACGGACTCCTAAAAAACGCATGTCGACCAGACAAGGGAAAAGATCAGTCTCTAACTTAAAAATTGCTTCCAGGTCTTGATTAGTAATTTCTTTTTTTAATTCTTGCCAAAGTTCAAAAGTTAATTCGGCATCCTTTTCTGCATATGCGCCAACATAAATGGCAGGTAGTTTATACATTTCTGCTTTGGGGTCAACTCCCCAACTCTTTGCAGCTTCATATAATTCTGTTTCATTTTTTCCTTTTCCAGTGTATCTTTTACCGCAGTTGTTTAAGTCATAACGCATTTGATTTTCATCAACCAAAGCCGATGCAATCATGGTGTCGACTATTTTACCGTTAACACTTAAACCTAGGGCCCTAATCCAACAAACGTCATATATGGCGTTGTGAAATATCTTTGTGGCTGGTGTATTTAATACTCCTTGAAACCATTTAAGAACCATCTTACGATCCATATTACCACCACCTTCGTGAGCAATTGGATAATAACCAGACCAATTTTTAACAGCAACAGATATACCAACTACATCCCCATTTTTAACTATAGAGCCGGATCCCATGCGAGTAGTTAAATTAGGATCTTTAGTTTCTAGATCTATTGCAATTTCGTCATATTTTAACAGGTCGGGAAATTCTTCAGGAGGAAGCCATTCTGTTTGAGGTTTGTAAGGTGATTGTTGTATCATTTGTTTCTTTTCCATTTACCATAGCCTTTTTGCCATTCTTTTGATTGACGTTTTTTTGTTTGTTGTTTTGCTTTTTTTTCAGGATAATCTCTATCTATGGCCATTTGACAATAGTGAATTGCTTTTTCCAAATCTTTCTTTTGTTCTTTCTGCTTATGCCTACATAAATATTTTATAGCATTACCTTCAGCAAAAGGAATATTATTTTTATTTATAAATTCTGACGGTTGAATAGTCATAGATTGATAGTGGTCGCCGCCGATCTGTTTTTTGTATACATCACTCATATAGAATATCCTTTGTAATTATCCTTTGGTGAGATAATATGCAGATGTTCCTTGGTCCTTGTTGCACCAACATAGAACAATCTATTTTCATCATCGGCATTTCTTTCATAAGCTTTCATTGTGTTCTCACTTAGATCAGTGAGCAACACAACGTTTTCTGATTCGCCACCTTTAGCTCCGTGTATAGTTGATAATTGAATTCTTGGTGATTTATTAAGTTTTTCTCCATTATTTCTCATTTTTGTTAAGTAGCTAACATCTCTTCCAGGTGCATTATCAAAAGCTTCAAACCAAACAGCATCTGTCTTAAGACCAAAATCTTTTTTCAAATCTTCTAATCTGAACATACCGCTTTTAGTCATACCTTTAACTTTATTACGATCAAAACTATTATCAGTCATATATGTAAATATTTTCATACATTGATCATGAGATAACATCGTGCCTTTACGTGCATTTTCCCAATCAGTTGCTGCAATATGTAAATTTTGTTCTTTAGTTTTTCTAAATTTGTTTTGATAGTAATAACCTTTACGATACAAAGTATCCTCTAATTCATTTAACATGTACTTAGTTCTAGCTAAAACTAACCATTCTCCAGATGTCATATCTATTTGTTCAAATTCATCATAACGACTCAGAGACCCTTCATGTATTTTTGGTTTCCAATTCTTGTCGATTCTTTTTCTAATCTTATTTACAATACCCATAGCCAGATTGTGAACTTTTGCAGGTATTCTAAATGACTGTGTTAA